CGGAAGAGTTCAGATAACCAGGCTGTAGGCGTTAAGTAGATCTTCGGGTTAGCAGCTCCGTCATTGTCATACAAATTAGGCATGACTCGGGAAGTGAACAAGATGTCGTCGACGGCATTTGCAGTGGACCAAGTAGTGGTTGTCAAGTATGACTCGCGTTGGAGTAAGTGCGACATAACCATTTCATCGGTCGATTCCAAGCCCAGGATCGTGGGATCAACTGAAAGCTCGTTCTTGGGATCTAGAGTAAGTTTTTCGACAGGGAAGCCGATTTCTGTTGAGGCCAACTTTGGAAAAGCCTCAGGTCGATAAGGTTGTGTGTCAGTGATGACAGGAACATTGGTAAAACCAAAGAGAGACGCTATTGTAGAAACAGCGCTCGCTCCGATCCGAGTTGCAGTAGCAAAACGTCCAATCACAGGAATCCTTTCGAACCATTTAGCGGCGCTGGCGATAGCACTTGCAGGAGCAGATACTACACCAACGCCATATTCATCAGACTGAATTGTGAATTCGTCCGACTGGGTCGCTAGCCCAATGGATGGACCGGAGAGTTTTACGTCCTCGGCCCACGCATAAATTGCAATGGAAACACCAGAGCCCACAACACCATTAGCAGAAGCTAAAACAGTGTAATTCAGGAAGGTCAATTGACCCATATCCGTCATATTTTGTGCGGACTGGGCGTTAATCCAATTGGCTTGGTTGAAGTAGGGGAGTGTCATTTCCCCTGCTTCATTGTTTTGTGGATTGATCCAAATATGTGGACGCTGAGAATAAGGTATCAGATATCTAGTTCCCGCATCATTCACGATTGTCGAGGGTGTCAAGGTCGGCAAAGGTTGATATCCCATATACATAGCCCCGTAATAGAATGGGGAAGCATTGATGAGAATTTTGACTTTAAGCTTGCATTGAATGAAAGCAAAGTTATTGAGCTTATACTTGACACGGGCGTCAGTAAAGTAAAGATTCCAAGGGTTAAAAGTGTGGGAAGTGCCGACAGCGTCGGCCTCATTCCAAGTAAAGTTACCAATTCGCACGGGTCGCGAAAGGAACTTCACAAAGTCCATGTTTTCAGTTTGATCCGCAGCAGACACGCCATCATAGCCTCTATCGAGGCCGGCGGTCATACCAGGAGCAGCGTCATTAAACTGGACATTTTGGGCAGTAGTTTGAGATAATCCAGACGATGCTGTGAGGACGGGTTCCTCCATAACATCGCCTTGGATGGCCAAAAGTTGACAACATTCGTCGCACAGGTGAGTGAACGAATTAATTGTATCATATGCGCACTCGCATATATAGCACTCCTTACGGAAGTGAGTCGACGCAGGTAAGCCCCGCGTGTACTGGTAGGAATCAGTCCCACCGCCCGTTTGCGTGAATCCACAGTCACGCTCCTCGGTAAAATACTCGGAAACCATGTTATAAGACAAGAGAGGGGGTCAACCTACAAATGAATTCGTTTGGATACCGTCCAAACACGGCTAATTTAAGGCATTAGTGCCATTGGAGCTTCACGTGCGTAGAGTTAGCGATAAACGCTTCATGGAGGTCATCCCACGTCGGAAACGTAGACTCCTCAACATAATACTCCAGCTTGTTTTCTGCCACCACCTCACGAAGCACTGTGGTCATATGTTCGAATTCCTCTTTCCCCCAAAAGAAGTATTCACGAATGGCAGTTGAAATAACCGCCACCGCATGGGCCTCCGGAGAGACCGTTTTGCTCCGTACGCACACTGTCAACATCTTATCGATGGAGGTGCGTTCCAAGGGAGCCAAATAAGCCCCAACGTCACAATCAAACCGCCACGAACGTTTCAAGAACGTGCAATCTGATATGGTAATGAAAGGCTCAGAGACCGCTTCCTTATCGGCCATAGTGTACTGGATATCCACATCCTGCAGCACAGCTTGTATGCGAGTGTGATTGAAGAAGTCGCAATTGGAGGAGACACCCATGATGTTGTCATCACCATAGGTCATCAAAGCAACATTTTTCTTGAAATCCCGAGCATGTCCCGTCCCAGACGCTACGGCATAGCAATAGCGCATATAGAGGGAGTTAGCAAGTCCATTCACAATCACAGTGAGGGGGTGTCCAGAGGGGTTGGAGCCAAAGAATTCGATCATATCGCCATTGAAATCGATGTTCGGAAAAGCTGTGTCAAGGCCAATCCCAGCCACCACATGGAGGTCCTGTTCTGTATATCCAGCCCGTTTGCACACCGCCAAAATCACATCAAAAGTTGCGAGAATGACAGTGGCTGGCATGCGTTTGTCGAACGCTGCATAGTCTCCAGCGACCATACGTGATGTGCCATGTTGTGTGAGGTACTCGCGGATCTCCTCCCACTCCAAAGATTGAGCAATGGTACCCGGTCCAGCCTCAAAGAGGAAACGATTGTTCTGGACGAGCATAATGAAAGACAAAAGGTACTTGCGCACCACAATGCTCCAAGCAAACTCCGAACCACAGAAAACTCTCACCTTACCGGCTGCAATCTTCTTGAACTTTATGGGTTCGTCCTTCAAATTCCCGCAAAACTG